GCTTCTTCCATTCCAAATTCAGAAACAATAAAATATCCATTCGCGTCAGATTCATGAGAAACGTTGGCGACGGTATTCCAACCCGGCGTAGCCGTTAAAAAATCTAAACACTTCATTGATATATGCCCGCTGTCGAAAGTTAAAACGCCGGAAGAAGAATAAACCCTTAATCCATAATCCTCGCCGCTTTTAACTTGATTTGAAGAAAATGCCTGCCAATCAAACGTCGTTGTTGTGCTCTCTAGCGAGTAAACAACAAACCCAGTATAATTACTTCCTGACTTTGTATGATACCCAAAGCCACAATAATTACTTCCTGGCTTGATAGCAATTAAAGGATAATACGGTGTTGGCGATGAAAAAGATACTACAGCTTTTCTTATTCCTAGCCCAGCTCCCATGTTAGACGTAGAAACCGATTCACCGTGTTCATGCAATGAATAATTAGTATAATCAGCGTCTATCTGCGTTTTTAACGAATCATTTCTAATTATTATGCCATTACCCATATTAATCTGATAATAAAACGATTAAAAGAGAATCGCAACTCCTCATTACAACCGGCCGGTCAACAACTTCTTGTGCCGCCCAGGATAATGTTGTTCCACTAATAGAAGCGCTAGGAGCAAGTTTAAACGCCTCCAATGGCATTGATAAAATATGATAAGTCTTCCCGGAAACGCCGGACACTGAAGCATTTCCAGAATCCCCACTCGGAACAACTTCGGCAAAAACCACACGCCCCAAGGTTTCGGTGGTGTCTAGCATAACTGCGCCCGCGGCGTTCTTTATTCTCAATCCATATGCCATTAGCTTAACTTACCTAATTCTACGCGTAAATTATTACTCGCATCATATACCTTTATTATCTCATTGGCTCCATCGATGTAAACTTTGCCCGCCGTACCTATACTTACTGTACCGGTAAATAATCCCGATGTGGCCGTAATGTCACCACTAACGTGCAATGCCCCGGCTGATTTATCATATTTTATACCTTTGCCGCCGGCGTAGTCTCCCAGTAATATATCTCCAGCATCATCACCGCTGGCTATCACATCCAGTATCTTAGCATTATCCGCATCGTAAGCGCGTATGCCGCCTATATCCATAATCGATCGCGCGCCCGATATGGCTGTGCGCACGGTTGCTCCGGTGATTGTCCCGGCAGTTACGATACCAAGGTCGGCAGCGATCGCTGATAACTGATCAACATCGAGCTTTTCGGCTTGGATACTCCCCGCTTCGATTCGGTCGGCGCTTAGATATCCTGACACAATACTTCCGGCATCAATATTACCTACGGTCAATTGCTCTATAACCGCATTATCTATCTGAGCCAATGCGGTAATCAATGCTCCGGTCTTGGTAACATCCGCGGCATCTACGGCAATAAATACCGCTTGGTGCGGACCAGTAAAGGATCCGGGGCCGAAGGTATCAACGCCGCGCACCTTGAAAAACAATGTTTGATCATCAGCATCAACCTTGACCAGCGACATACGCCCGGTTACTTTGTCGGCCAGGGTTTCTTCTCCTGCCCATAAGTTATTAGCAGACTGCCATATCTCATAGTATTTAAGGTCGGTATCACCCGCATCCGTCCATTTGAGCATCGCCATATTGAAAAACGGCGTAAGCGTAAGCAGTGGCACTGGCGGAACAGCGTTAACCGCGGCGATGGTATAAACGTTTGACAATTGGCCGAACCAATCCTCAGCGTATATGTCAACGGTAAGGTTACGGCTTCCACCTCCTCCATTGTGGGCCACGTTCTCATCGTAGCCGTAAAAGAATGAGGTCGAGTCTCTATAATATGTCTTGGCCGCGCCTGATCCTGTAACGATTATCTTGTAGCGGCGAAAATCAACATCACATGCTGGCTGTGGCGACCATGATATTACCATATCCTTGCCGCTAAAATCCCAGCTTACGCCGCTTATGCGCTTTGGCGCTATATTGGTTACCGTTAGTTCTGCCGGGTATGCAGATAATTTATTGTAGTGATTGCGCTGGTACACGCGCACGGTAAATGTGGTTACCGGAGCGTTATTGTTATCTGCAGAATTTTTATCAAATGTATACTCGTACCATGTGTCGGTGACGAACTCTGTGCGTTTAACTATTCCTGCTACAATAATTTCTACTTGAAAATCTTTAAACGATACGTCTAACGTACCAAGCCCGGCATCTTCTCCCACTGGAACATTACCGCTACCGTAGTTTGATCTTCCGGCCCATTTGAACTTAACGTCCTTACCTTGAAATGTCGTATCTATTCCTTGGCCGAATATTTGTAAATTTACAACGTCCGGTGGTACGGTATTTCCTCCGGTAAGGGTTATTGTTCCCTGCGGCGAAGCTGATAATGGCCTTGACGAAAACTTACCTATCGCGCGCACGGACACTTGATATGTCCATCCTATTTTTAGCATCGGATCAGTGACGGAGAAGTTTTCTCCCCAGGTTTCACCAACTTTGCGCCAGCTTGCTTGGCTATCATCTGATAACCATATTTCGGCATGGTCATATAAGTTAAGCCCGGAGTTAATAAGAAATGTGGGTTTGTTAAACCATACCTCTATTGAGTTGGCCCATGTACCGTCGTTCTGTTTTATAAGCCCTTCAGACAAAATAAGATTTTCTACATCTTTGAGTGTTGTGTCTAGCGAAGAGAAATTAGTATCCGGTATAGTTATGGCGCTTTCATCAAATATGCTTGCGTTATATTCCATTGCCGTTATAGTCATTTCGAACTTATCTGATTTTGACAATGAAGTAACGCGGAAATCTTTGGTTACTATATTTTCTACGCCTACGGCATACACATCAAATGCCGCTGGCGTCTGGCTAAATGCTACCGATACGGTTAATTCCGAGTGCGCTCCAGTTGCGTTGGTTACGGTTTTCTCTTCTATGGTTCCATCGGCGAACCTTACTTGCAGTTTATATGTAGTTGCGGCCGCGAGCTGAACAATGCGATCTAACTTTACGTTAGTTGTGCTTGATCCGGTTTGTACTCTACCTGATCCAGCGCTCCATTGCGGCACATCATGCGCCACGGATATCCTATCTCCAGCTTGGCAGGCTATGGCATCAATCGATGCCTTAAACGCTATACCCCTGTCTATATACTTTGCTACCGCCAGTGCGCGCCTGGCCGCGCGTAAGGCGTAGCTCTTGCGGCTTGTAAATATCCTGATAGTCTGTTCGCGCGCCGGGTATTGTGCTACTACAGCGTCGTCAAAATATGATACTATGTTAGTTCTTCCTTCCTTGTCCACGTCATTATATTGAGCATGGATAACGTTAGGCGCGTCGTTGTCGCTGCGCCAGGACATGTTGAAGCTATCCTTGACGATGTTGCCCATGGTGAATAACTGAACCGATGTTTCGGCCTTATCTATTTTAAACGACAATTTACCGCCGGAATAGACAGGGAAGGCATCAAAGGCGGTACAAAGCTGCAGTATGGCATCCATGGCCCTTGTGGTTGAGTCTATGGCCATGTCAAGGCGATAACGCTTCTCGTAGCCGCCTTCGCCATCACTGACGCGCTCTTCGCAGTAGAGGGCCATTTCTAGCAGTTTGTCGTCGTCCATATCTGCCTCGGCGATAAATTCACCTAATCCATACCTGGCGTTGGTCAATAAATCGCGCAAGCACCACACAGGGTTTGCGCTCCATCGCGTGACATATGTTGTACCGTCCCATGTGCAGACAAGGTCATCAATAAGGCGCTTGAAGGCTTCGGCTACTGGATCGTAGTAGTATTCGTCCCATGGAACCTCTACTCCGTTATGAAGAACTTTTGGTGCGCGCACCTTAGTGCCTTTGACCAGCATAGTGACGTTTGGCTCGTTTCCCTGTAATTGTTCGGTTGCAAGGGCCTTTATGGCAAATTGCGCTAGGTTGGGGTATGTCAAATCATCGGTCTGTATTTCGTCGATCTGGTAAAACGTCAAATCTCCGGCAAGCACCGGATCCAATGAACTATCAGCCGATGTCCTGGTAACCTTTATATCATATGTGCCTAAAGTAAGACCACGGTGTGAGAATATGCGCCTTACAGTCGATCTTGATGTTGCGCTTATGGTTTGTGTTCCGGCCAAGATCCATGTTGATTCGCCATTCAATCGATAGTGTACGGTTGCCGTTACCGTCCATGCTGCCACCTGGCCGCTTTGCTTGTCTATGCTATATAAACCGTTTGGGCATCTAAAATGGATATCAAAACCTTCTATTTGATCAATGGTTGTATATTCGTATCCGGTACCTCTTAGTAGGGTTACTCCTACTGCTCTTAGGTTATGAAGATCTTCAAAGTTTTGTATTACCGATTGAGTGTTGGTGCCCAGACGTATTGCCGTTTCTATGCCGTCATAATTAGATATTGGATTTTCTGCTACATATACGTCGCTTACGGATTCGATTTCTCCCTCGCAAAGCGCAATGTTCATATTCAAATAATTATTATCACCATCCTGAGATATGTATCGATTTATTATATTTCCGCCTACGCGATATTCTCCGTATATTATTGGTATGGCTACACCCACCTGGTTTATCGTTGTTGCACCATCCCATCCAGAGTTAGGGCTGTCTTCGTCTATGCCGCTTGAATTGCCAGAATTGAAGCTGGGTGTTTTTGGTTTGGTGCATGCAGAGTATATACTGTATGCCAACATTCCGATAACAATAAATGGTTTCAATACGGCATATGCAGCTGAGATATATCCTACTACAGCTATGATGGCTGGGATGTTTACACTAGGTGTTACGATTATTTCACAATCAATGTTACGCGGATAATCTTTTTTGATAGTAGTGTTTATATCTTCTACTCTGCCGCGATCAGAACAAAGTATCTTGTGATCACTATAATCTATTTTTAATTCATCAAGATATTGTTTGATAGTCTTGTCTTTATCTAATGGTAAAGAGAAAACTTCACGGTTATGCTGTGATAATAAATTAGGTATTATTTTTATTATTACCATGTTGCCTCTTTTAAATGATAAAAACCATCAAGACTTTGCGTCCATCTATCTGCTCCTATGCGATCAATGACGACACCGGCCTTCCTGGCGTTTATAAATCTGAATCTGTCAATGATTATCCCGCCATGATTCACTATGCCGCGCTTGTTCTTAAACATAATAACATCTAGTGGCTTTGGAGTGGTTACTATATCCCATTGCTTATGATAGTTTTCAATAAAATGATTACGTCCTTGCCATGACCAGTGCTCGTCATATTTCTCTTCGATGTCCATTAGTTTGTATCCCATATCTGCATAGATGGCAATAATTAAACCGTAGCAATCGTACCCCTGGCGGTCGCGTCCATGGTGCTTATATGGAAGGCCGATGTATGGAGTTATAAGCTTATTTATGTCCATTACATTATATATATTTTCTGTTGGGGTATTGATGGGAAACCTCCAAATCTGGCATAATTGCCATATGCTTTACATTGTGTTTTTGTTCGGTTGCATGTCGTTTCTGCTCCGGCGTATGCGCATTCTGTGCCCTTGAAGTTTAACCACCGGCAATGATCGCGATAATATGTTGAGCGCGGTATTTGCGCGTCCATTATATCTAGGCGGCTCGAAAGGTTAAATACAACGGTTGACGAGTTTGCCTCTACGCTTGATATGTAAAAAATATCTTCTATGTTTGTATCAGTGTCTGCCAAGCTGTTTGCGAAAACCGTTTTAATTATTACCTTTTTGCGCTTTAGTCCGTTGTAAGATTCAAGATACCCTTGAATAAGGCGCGAGGCATTACCTAGCGTGATGCGAACGGTGTCAACTGTACCTTTTATGTTCTCCGGTATATTATCGTGCTTAACCGGAAACTTAGAGTATGTGACTCCATCAAATAAAACATCAGCGTCATATTGTGCCAGAGTTATGTTGTTGCTTGATCCATCAAAGTTTTCAATGGTATAAAGGATGATTGGCTTGTTTTCTCGCTTGGTTGTTTCAGCCTGGAAGGTTACGCTTAGTGTGCGCATTACTTCACCTGTATCAACTCAAACTTTATATTAAATAACTCCGGCCCTATCGGTTCTATCTCTAGGGTGTCTTCCTTGAAATAAACAGTATAATCTACGCCATCATTCGGATTATTCCATGTAAAGGATGGAACATCACCGCTTGCTTTAAGCAGATAAAAATCACGTATCGTTATCATCTCTGATTTCTGGCGGCCATTAAAACCTTCTTCCCATCCCCGACGCGGAGTGCCCCAAAGCGAACGGCGCTGAACGGATCCATTCTCAAATTCAGATTCAACAAATGATTGCTGTATTTTTTCTATAACGTAATCGCCGCTAGTGGTAAAGTCTGCCATGTGCTATATGCCTTTTTTAATACGTTATGTATATTTCCTCATGGTGTCACGTATATCGCTGTTTGTTCTTATCTTCTGGCCCAACGCTGCAACAATAATATCTTGGTTGCGCATGACGTCGCTAGCATCCCATGCCGAAACTACCATATTGATTATTACGTTTCCTGCCCCGCCTCCTGTCTTGCCCGATTCAATATCTGATAATCCTTTAGCTCCGCCAATGTTGGCCATGCCGCGCCGGCTGATCACACCTTCTCCGGTTAGCGTGGTTATGTTTACTTCGTCCGGGGATAATCCGTTATGAGCTTTTTTTCTTGGGAAATATCCGCCGTTATGCGCCTTTACCTCTCCGCCGTTGTGCAAACTGCTTAATGCTACACCCCATATTGATCCGTTGTTTGATACGGATTGAAGAGCTTTCATCACAAGAAGCTTTGCTATAACCTGTGCTAACACCTGCAGTATTGATCTTCCAAAATCTGCAAAATAACTTTTTAACGATTTAAGTTGACCTGTCATAGCGTCAAAAAAGAATGTCGACATTGAGTTTGTCATGGCATTAGCGGCTCCGCTAACTAAGGATTTTATCGCTTCCATTTTTAGCTGAGCATTAAATGCTACGTTATCAAATGCTTTTGACGCTGCGCTTCCGAAATCTGTTACCGATTGTTTAGCTTTATCAAAGCCTTGCGCCCACTCGCTTGTTCCTGTGGTTAATATGTTTCCTAGTTTTCTTCCGTTATCTATCGCGGCATTAAGACTAGCGTTAGCAAAACCATCTAATTGCTCGCGCGCGGCCTTGATACCATCGGCTAAACTTTCAAACATTTTCTTTTGTGGTCCGGGAAGCATAGACATTACTCTTACTACCTTTTCTACTGCGCCCTCGATAAATGCTATGCTCGATAATAAGTTACTCAATAATCCACTTACTACCATGGCCAGCGTTCTCCACAACGCTTCAACGGCTCCTATTACAACATCTGATACGGATTTAAATTTCCACATAAGCACGGCAAGCCCGGCAATGGCCACGCCTACAGCGACTATAACGGGGTTAACGGCGGCAAACGCCAAAAAAGACGCAGTCAAGCCGGCTATGTTTCCAATTAAGCTCACTATTTTTCCGGCGATCATTGTCAATGTTCCACCTAACGTTAAAAACACACCGGTCATTAAAACGGTTTGAGCTATTAATTGCTGTTGTGATGTGCTTAGACTATTCCACCATCCCAAGAGGCTTGAAAGTATATTATTAAACTTTTCTATGATTGGCACTAACGCATTAGCAATGCTTATCTGCAAACTCAACGTTGTTGCTCTGAATCTTGTCATCTGGTCAGCTACGCCGCTTGAATATTTTTCTGCGTTTTTGAATGCAAGCAAAAGAGGCCCGGTCATCGCGGCTCCGGTCATTGCCATGAATGCACCAACTTGAGATATTTCTCTTCCTAGGTGACGAAAATTTTGGCTTAATTCTTTAAGACCTTTGCTTAGCAATAATGCTTGCCTTTGACCTGTGGTAAGAAAATTAGATAATGTTTTACTGGCATCATTCAGTCCAGCGCCTGCAGCGTTGCGCGCCCTTATCAATATTTCTACGATTCTTTCGTTATCCACTATCTCACCCCTCTAAACGGTTTAGATCCACTCACCGCGTTAGTAGCTGATTTGTTCTTGTCTTTAGCCGCCTGGCGCGCCTGCCAGTTTCCTATTCTCTCCTCGATTATCCTAAAATAATACATATCAAGATAATCCTGATCGAGATATCCACCTTCTTTCGGCAGACATCTCAGTTCCCGGTCTAGTCCTGGGCTACAAAATAAATATGTGACCAGGGGCCGTGGAAGGTAATCTATTTTAAGTATCTTGCAAACTGCACCTACGCTCTGCCCCGCTAGGAGCAGTTCCACGGCCTTAATTAGTTTTTTTCTGTTTTCTCACCCTCTCGCGTCTTGCGCAAACCGTTATCTAAATCGATTTTATCGATTAAAAACTGTTGAACTTCCGATGGCAAAAGAGCTTTGTTCGCGTCGTTGCACGGCACGTCTTTACCTTCCCCATCGGCGACACCCTTCCACGCCGTGAGCGCTTTGCTTATCTTCATGCGCGACGCTGTACCATTTAGATATGCCATGGAGTTTTCTCCGCGGCTTACTATGGTCTCATCGTTGATACGATTTACCTCATCGGCGGTTAATTTACGCAAAGAAAAAATAACCTCTTCATCTGTTCCAGCTTTAAACGTTACATCGTATGTCTCTTTCGTGTTTACCAACTTAATCATCTTGTCTCCTTTTTTAGCGCATGTTTATCAGCGCAGCGTTTTGCTTAATTTCAGAAGCATTACCCTTGTGATTATACAACCACTAACGATAAAGCATACTCCGTTGCTGGGTCGTCTACGTATGCTGTGAAATTAAACGTTTCCGCGATGTAGTCTGATTGTCCGGCTAATGGTTCGCCCAGGGTATCAAATTTAACCTTGGCCAATGTAATAGCAAACTGATTAGATCCACGGCTATAAATAGCCTCTATCTTAGTCGGAGCTTCGGTCAAGAATTTATTCCTTGCTGTGGTGTCCTGGAATATCTTTGTGATTGTTCCGGTGACAGCTTGCTTTGACGCTGGGATATCGCGGCGCTCTTTTTGATTCGCGTAAAGATCGTTAATGAGATTATTATTGATCGCTACGGAGAATTGCATAAAAACACTGTCTGCCA